TAATTGCTTCTTGTCGTTCTCTATCCGCAGCTTCTTTAGCACGTCTTTCATCATGCCAAACTTTTTTAAGCTGAGCCATACGCTGTTTAACTCGTTCAGAGTAATCATCAAGCGTATCTTTTTCTAATTCTTCTACCACATCTTTTGGTAAAGGCTCGCGACCTTTATCTTGTGGTGGTGTATCGTCTTCTATTTCAAGGTCAATATCATCATCTTTAACCTTGGCTTCTACCTTAACTTCATTTTTAGGTTCAGCTTTTGCCTCTACTTCTTTTTCTTCAGCAGGTTTAGCCGCTGGTATTTCGTCATCATCTGGATATTCAAAAACAATATCTCCATCTTTTACGTCAGCCATAACTTTCTCCTATGCGCGAGTGTAGCCGCGTGGATCTTGCACCACACCTTCTACAGTATCGTCGTTAATAATGCGGAATTCTCTTCCGTGGATTTTAAATCTTGTACCTGCGTATGCACGTGTCAAAACAAAATCACCCTCTTTACACCATGGACCAGTCGGAAATCTTGACTCGTCTTTGTAAGCTAAATCGCCTACTTTTACCACAAATAAAACTACTGTTGAATGTTCTTCAATGTGTTTTGTTTGTCCCGCTTTAACTAAACCACTTTCATATGTTTCCGATGCTTCAGGAATTGCACATAAAATCTTATATCCTTTTGGTTCTGGAAGCTGTAATCCTCTTTCTTCAATAGGAATTTCTTCCGTTTCTACTTCATCTATTGTTGGAATAATAATTGGTCGACCTTGTGCATCTACCAAAGTATTATCCCGTGTGAGTATGTCACTCATCTTCAAATGTCTCCATTCTTTGTGCAAGGTCTTTAATGATACTTTCTGCGACGGATAGACCTCGTATATATCCGACCATGTTAGTGTACGAAGCATAATCTTTTGCTGCTCCGTCTCCTAAATTAAAAATTACTTGTTTGCGCTGATCGTCTATTCGAGACAATAATAGCTCTAGCGTTTGGTCCATTTAATTACTCCTGTAGTTTTTGATTCCTTTGATTTTCAATTTCATGTTTTTTAACTGTTGCATCTAAACCAATTTTTACACTGTCAATAGCTTTTTGTACATCTAATTTATTTTTATCTAGTGTTGCTTTAGCAGCAAACTCCATCCCAGATAATTTTGTTTCTACTTCCATTTTAGCTTTCTCTAATTCTAATTTGCCTTTATCAATTGCAATATCAGCCATAGTTTTTTGTTGTTTGATTTGTAGGTCTTGTGCTTTTAATGCTAACTCTTGTTGTTGCATTTGAATGATTGGGTCTTGAGCTTGTTGTTGAGCTTGCTCTTGTTGTACTTCAACTGCTGATTTAGTAGCAAGTTTTTTAGCCGCTTCAGCCATAACCTTAGATAATTCAAACTCTACATCTTCGGGCAATGTTTCATTAAATTTAGGAAGTGGAACACCTAATTGTTCTTCAAGTTGACGTCTATATTCAAACGCTACGTGCTCATTAATATGCGCCATGGCTGCAGCTTGAATTAAGCCTGCTTGTGGATTTTGTCCTACAAGTTGTAAAATTTTTGGATCTTGCATCGCTGTCATATGTACTTGAATATGGGCTTGATGATCTTGATAAATAAATGCTTTAACAGGTTTACCGTTGATAATATTCATATTTTCTGTCACAGGATCTTTTGGCTTTTGATCATCGGCATTAGGAATTAACTTACCTATATTTTTAACACCTAACACTTCAAGCATTTGTTTATTAAGTTCTACTTGATCATAGATTTGTGGGTTTGCTTGAGCCATTTGCATTACAGCTTGATATTGCACAACTTTTTGTGACATCGTTGCAGCATTAGGATCACTTACCGGTATAACATCTACATTATCATAGTCAGATTGTTTAGCACGTCGATCACCTACTTCAGGTTCGTATGAATACTCTGTTGGAGTGTAATCACGAATAATGCCTTTAAGTAATTTAAACTCTTGTTTCATTGCATAATAAATACGCGCTTGTACAGCACTCATTACTTTGAGGGTTCTTTCTAATATTGCTAATGTAGTACCTACTGGAGACTGAGCAGACATATCTGATACTTTCATATCAGCAGCTGATGCAAAACGTCTACCTTCTTCAATAATTTGATTCATCAAACCCTGTAATACTTGACTTGGTTCTTTATATGGTAGAGGTAAAATGTTGTCTCGGATAGCGCCTGATGGTACATCAACGTCTCTCCATTCACCTGGTGCGATTGGAGTGTCATCACCTTTAATTCGTAAACCTCGTGACTTCATACCACCTGGTAAGTTAGAAAGAGTGCCTGCATCTACTAACTGACGAAGAATCATTGTGCCTGATTTAGCGAAAGCACCTATTAAGTGAATTAATCCAAAACAATAAAACCCAAATCCAGGAATATATCCATAGTGAACAAAGTGCTGACGTTTTTGTTTTAGTTTGTCGTCTGGGTTCCAATTACGACGAATTGCTAATATAGTACCTGTGCCTTTTTCAATTGTTATTACATAAGGTAAAGCTATGTCATCTTCACTATCACCATTGTCTAAATTAATATTAACATGCATTTCTAAGATTTTATATCTGTCATCCTCTGTAGGATTAAATCCTAACTTCTCTGCAATTTGTTTTTCAGCTTCATCAATATCTGAATATGGTTCCCCTAAATCTACATCACGATAAAAACCTGCTACTTGTAATTTATGTAATTCATTTTTAGTCTTTCTCATCACGTGAGTAACACGCTCTGCTGTTTCTAAATTAGATGCACCATAAGGCACTACAATATCTTCTGAAGGAACATACATTGATACTTGGCGTTCCATGTTAGGGTCGTAGTAAACTTTTTTAAATGAGTTACCAGATAAACCTAAACCCCACAACATGCGTTCATGTTCGGGTCTATATTCAGGCATCATGTCCGTGAGCTGATAATTCATGTCATCTTTTACACGTTCGGCAGCGTCTTCTTTTTCTTTTGTTTGCTTACCAATAATGACTGTTTTAACTGGACCCGCCGCTGGAAATGTTTCCATCATAGTTTCAGCTTGAAACTTAACTAACGCTTCTGTCATAAGAGGGTGATACACATTACATGAACCGGGCCATGGTTCTGTTCTATCTTCTACTTTTAAACCTAATAACTCTAAACCATCTACATATGTATTTAACCAATCTTTTCTTGAATTAATATCAGCATCATATTCACCTACTAAATCACCTGATAATTCAGTAAGCTGACCTTCATCCATATCTTCTGCAAGGTTGGCATTAAACTCATCATTAGTTTCTTTACCTGGTACAATTGTAATTTCCATGCTTCCATCATCAAGTGTCACACTTTCAGGATTTTCAATTTCAATACTTAAATCCGGTTGTGCACTTGCTAACTCTTCAATACCTTTAGGTGCTTGGTTTAAACTTTTATCTATATTGTTTGCCATATGTTATCCTTTATGACTTTTTATTTATATTAATAAATTTTCTATATGCTTTTGCTGCTTCTGGTTTACCCATGACTCTTGCTCTTTGTTCCATGGCAATTGCTGCTTGTATTTTATGTGCGTGAGATCGACCACTATTTTTAATTTTAGATACACTTGCTTTAGCATCTTTAGCTGTAGCAAATTTTAAACCATGAATAGTTCCTTTAGGGTTTTCATCTGTGTATAAATCAGAATGTTTTTTTGAATTTGCAGGTTGTCCCTTTTTTCTTGGTATCCTCTTATTCATTTATTATTTCCTTATATTGCGTATAATCTGTTTCGAGAACTTCTATACCCTGGTATATCTTCAGCTTCGTCACTTGGTAACTTAATGAAGCCACCTTGTCTAAACCGCATCAATGCTAGTGTCGTGCTATCAACCAAGTCATCATTCGCACCACTAGGAAAATCATTACACTCTTCAATTACTTCATGAGCCCATCTATGATCAGGTGCCCAGACAATACCACTTCTAAATAAATCTGAAACTGCATTTACACGACTGATCTTGTCTTGGCCTTTACCTGGTGTAAATTCTCCGACAGGAATACCCATACGTCTAAACTCTTGATAGAGTGCAGCACCGTTAGATTTCTTTTCTACTAAAAACGCATCGGGTTCCCATTCTTTGTATTCTTGTATACAAAGTTCTTTGAGCTCTGGAAACTCTAGTCGTTTCTTGATACTATTTAATAGTATTATATTATAATTATTGGTTTCTTCGTTAAAAAAGACACCCCAAGTTGTTAATGCATTATAGTCAGCTCGATTATTAGATTCTTGTGCTGCGTCTAAGCTCATTATCTTAAAGTCACAATCAGGTGGACACTCATTCTCCCATATGTTCCACCACTCTCTTTTTATCAATGCCCCTTCTTCTGATACAGGGTTTTGCATATACTGCGAGTTCCAATACCGAATATCAAGTGCAGCTTTTTTAGATAAGAGTTCTTCAAGTGACCAGAACTGAGGCCAAAGTGACTCCATCTCACCTTGCTTATTCTCTATAATAGCAGGAAACTCCACAACCTCCCACTGATCTACCTCGTCATTCTTAATCATCTGGTCCACAATTTGTCCTGTCAGATCAAGCTTAGACCACCGAGTCATCACTACAATGATGGAACCCCCAGGCATAAGACGCTGTAGAGGACCAGACTGAAACCACTCCCAAGCAGGGAGAAATACATCAGGCCTTCCAAGTTTTGCATCTTGTTCAGAGTGAGGGTCATCAATGATAAAAAGATCAGCCCCGCGACCAGCGAGGGCACCACCAACACCAATAGCAAAGTATTCTCCATTAAAATTAGTTCCCCATCGTGACGCTGACTTACTATCAGCTTGTAGTTCTACCTGTGGAAATATATCTTTATACGCATCAGACCCCACAAGGTTACGGACACGACGACCAAAAGTAACTGCCAAGTCAGCTGTATGAGATGCCATAATAACCTTTTTGTGTGGATACTTGCCAAGAAACCATGCCGGTGCCAAGTAAGAAATAAGCTCTGATTTCCCATGACGTGGCGCAATGTTAACGATAACGCGTTTCTTTTTACCGTTCGTAACGTCTTCAAAGATTTGAGCCAGCTTCCTATGATGCTCTCCTACTATATATCCTGGGTACACATGTTGTATAAAATCTAAAAAGTTCTCTTTACCAGACTTCTCAACCATCTTACTCTTATATGCTTTTAAAAGCCGTTGTAGTTTCACTTTATCCTGAGAATCAGCTACGCTATATAACGCTTCTAACTCAGCGAGTTCTCTACTCGTTATCTTGGGTGCTGTCGTTTCTGTCATCGTCGATAAGTTCTGCGTCTATAGTGTCAGTTTCTCTTTTATTAAGTACTTTTTGTTTTAACTCCGTCAACATCGTGATAAGTTCTTTCTCAACTTCTTCCATGGTTTCATGTTTGTGTATCACTTCAGACTTTTTCTTGAAGGCATCAACACCGTCTACCTCGCCTATACTGCGTAGAGCCGCGATTTGTTCTTTCACGTTCTGGGTATGTTCTACCGCGTAAACTAATTTAGCTACCACGTACTGCTTCAATTCTGCTAGGTCATCTACAATCGCATGGTTATATACATCAACTAAGCCTCCTAGGTATGCCACTTGATCGTTCGCATACTTCTTTAAATCTTGTTTTTTATCTGGGTTCTTAATCATTTCTTTCATAGTCTTTTCCGCAGCTTCTCTTTGTTCAGGCGTCGGGTCTATGTCATGCCCAGTTAAATCAGCAAGCTCTTTATACGTTTTTGATCTTAGTCTTACTTGGTCTTCATTGTTTAACGGGGGTAGTGCTTCTTTAGAATTGCTAGGTATGGGTACGCCTTCCTCTATGTGAGGCATCAACACAACCGGGTTTACGGTATCTTCTTGATTTTGTTGTACTTCTTGGTTCATTATGTGTCGCTGTTACACCTTTGATTAGAATTTGCAGCTTATTCGACTATTTTATACTAGTTTGGGGTTTGGTCGCAACTTTTTTAGTATAATACTACTATGATAACCCTCCTTTTTACACAGCCTGACTTTGCGCTCCTTGTTTTAACCTGGTCTTTCTAGGTTTTTATGAAGCTTACCACGTTAACCTCGGAAAACTTATCTCACCTCTACGACATGGCATGCAAACTGCCACCTTTTAACAAACTAAAAATGCCTAAGTCCTATCGATTAAAGTTTAAGGTTATTAATAACCCAGGTATTTATGGTTGTTTTGACGAAGTTGAGATGCAAATTGAAATAAGTTCTGCCGCTTGTGGTCATTTTACAACAATACTCTCAACTCTTCTTCACGAAATGGCTCACGTTGCTCTCTATGTTAAGAAAGATCCTAAGTTTCACCTTCATGAAAAATCTTTTCTTAAGCTCAAAGCTATTTATTCTAAAGTTTATTCTCTAGATCCTAAAGCAATCTAACCCGTTTTTATAAATTTTTTGCAAAAAATTTTTGAAATGCCCTTTTTAAAAAGAAGGGGGTGGGTTTTGATTTTATAAAAATATGTAATCGTTTGTGCAAAACTCACTGTACAAACGCGAGTGGGACTCCTCAATATATTTGGGGGGATAGGGGGGTGGTAGGGTCAAAAAGTTGACAATGTCCAGAAATCGTGTATAATGTAATGTATCGTTTAACTTTTAAGCGATAGCGACAAAGTAATATTTATATGACAATGTCGTTTTTATAAACTAACTTAATGAGGTGAAATTATGTCACAAGATAAAAACAAAAAAGCAAGTAAAGTAATTGATGCGGTTGAATTGTCATCTACTCAAAAAGATAACATTCACAACGCCGTTAATTACGAACTAGAAATCATTAACATGGATAACATCTACAATAAAGATAGAGCAACATTGAAGAAGTTATTACATGAAAATATAGCGTTGGCTATGGGTGCAACACCCTCCTATAAACTATGGAACTATGTTCATGAAGTTTTTAGGGGTGAAGTATGCAAAGCGACAGGTATGGAGTTTGATAGTTTTGACAAGAATATATGGACTGATATTACTAAGAACTTAGAAAGCGAATATGACCTAGTAAAGCCAAAAAGTCCTAATGTAAAATCAGAACAGAAATCAGAGCAACGCAAGGCTATTGACGCTTTAACAGACGAGCAATTAAAAGAGCAAGGAAAATTAGTTGAATTGGAAAACACCTTGCTCAGAAAGGCTCAAAATAATTTTGTCAAAGAGTTTACTGACAAAATGCGAGGTATTGCAAAAAATGAGTATGATTTTGCCATGTATCTTGAAACAAACTTAAATAAGTTTAGAGAGCAATTCAAAAAGCAAAGTTAACAAAGTTAACATAGTTTTACAAGGGTTAAGGGCTACTTTTAGTAGCCCTTTTTTTTGTCCGTTAACTTCGTGACGACAAATTTGGTTGATCCGAATTATGACCGTAATAAGAAAGTAAGTGAGGATAGTGAGTGAGACTTAATTAACTTTGTGGCTACATGTTTATGCGTGTTTATAAAATTACATGATACTTTACAATGTAAAGACCAAAATTACGTGACTACGTAATAAAATAGAATAATCAATGACTTAACGCACTTGACAAAGTCTACCTAACGTAATTTTACTGTAAAATCAAGCACTTACAAAAACAGCATCAAAATAAAATATCTATTTAAATCAATTAGTTAGTATAAAATTACAAAATTACGTTAAAAAGACATATCAGCCGTCAGAAAAAAGTTTTAGCTATTTTAACTTCGTGGCATAACCGATCTTAATTTTTTTACTGCCCTTTCTTCCAGCCCACGCTATGCCGTTTGTAACGTAAT